CTTCAAATAGGCGTCGTATGCCTGCTGCCCTACCTGCTGCCCGTAGGTGCTGCCATAGCCGCCGGTGAGCGCCGCAGCCTGCCCCATGGTGTCCTTCATGGCCAGCTTGCCGCCCTGAATATACTGGTCTTTGTGCTGCTGATAGAGCGGGTCTGCGTTTACATCGTACTGAAAGTCCGGTCTGCTGCTGATCTGCTCGTACAGACTGGCAAGCTGGTCGTCAAAGGTGCCCGCGTAGGTCGGTTTCAGTTTTTCATCAATGGTCGCCATTTCCGTTCCCCCTTAATCTGTGATATGCCCGAATGTAATGCCGGAAATATAGTTCCCGACAAGTCCGAGACCGTTTGCATCGTTTTCAGCCATGGCCTGCCAAGCACCGTTTGTGCCGGTCACTCGACCGAAGCGCCATATTCTGTCCCCGTAGTAATGGACAATCCTTGGCGCATATCCATAATCCACGCGATTCCCGTCAGCTCTGTCACAGCGCCAATAGCCCGCATCGCGTATATCGACAGTCTTTCTGAGCGTTCCGCCGATCACATCTGCGCTCAATCCGCAATTCGTGACGCTGCTGCTGCCTGCCACAGTAACCTTTGCTGCGAAGATAATCATTACATCTCTCGGACCGATCCTGACAATGTCGTATGTCCCGTAGCCTCTCGCGGTGCCGTTTGATGTGATGATCTCGCCGGAGTGGTCGCACACATAGTTCACAGGATTAGCTATGTTATATCCCCCGATGAGAATTCCGCTGTTTGCAGGCATTTCCAAGGTGGCGCGTCCGTAGTTTAGCTCTGGAATCATCCCAATGCCGAGGTGGATTCCAGACAAATTGTGCTTGATGATAATGTCTTTCCGAGCGCCATCAAGGCGTATGCTGCGCATCGTCTCGCTGCCGAGTGCATCTGTAACGACAACGACAATCGTGTATGAGCTGTTCTCGCTCATTGTCCCGCCAATAGGTGAACTGATCACGCCGTTTGTCAGATCCACATTGTTTGGTGTGGAAACTTTCAATGAAGAGATGTAGTTGCCAGTCACTGGGGAAATCGACGCTGTTGCCCGCACTCGGTAATAGGCTCCGCCGTCCTCCTGCGTGCCGCTGCTGTCACAGCGGTAAGCCTCGTTGATTACGAGTGTCGGCTTGTCGTATGGCTGCACGACAATGGAGAACGAAGCCGAGTTTGATAGCGTGCGGCTGTCATACGCGGTGACGGTTATTGTGGTATTGCCGCTCAGAGTGCCGGTCGTTGCCTCATACTTTCCCGTGGTGGAGTTGTAATTCATTTGGACGTTCTGGCCGCCATACGAGAGGTTGACCGTCGTGAGCGTTGCGCCGTACTTCGGTGTGACAGTGGCGGAAACCTTTGCCATACTGATACCGGCGATATATCCGCTGAAGCCGGAGGCCGAGCTCGGCTGCACAACTTCGGAAGCCAAGTTTGATAATTCCGGGTACATATCTCCGCCCGGAAGCACGGTGAATGAGCCAGACAGAGTATTCGGGCCGCCGGTGATCGACACGGACACGGTCATGTTTCCTGCTCCGGTGATTCCTGCTGTCTGGAACCATGAGCCTGGAACAGTCTTTGTTGTCGAAGTCCCTGTCCACTGGTGTGTTCCGAGCACGTTTCCGTTGGCTGAAAATGTAGCCGTAAAGGTCATGCCGGTGCCAAAGCCAACATCGAGTGTCACAGTGTCTCCGGCGGTAATGGTACTGGGACTGATCGTCAAGGACTGTGGAGCATAGGTACCGACTGTGATCGTTATGGAGTTTGATCCTGTTGCCCTGTAACTGCCGTAATCGTAATAGGCAAAGAACTCAGAGCTTGCCGATATGGTAATGCTCTTCGTGCCGGTGGTATTGCTATGATCCACGACGACGCTGCCGGGCGATGGGTTTGCGCTATATGTACCCACGCCTCCATTGGTAGCATTCTCGTTGTACATTGAGGCGCTTTTGCTATTTCCGCTGTCCGTTGCTCTGACTGTGATGGTGGTGCTTCCATGGCTGCCGTAGCCTGCGCGCCCGAAATACTTATGAGAGCCGCTGCCAAAGGTCACGGTCGTCTTGTTGGTTGTGGAATTGTAGCTGACTGTATAATCAAAACTGGTGTAACCGTCATTGAAGCCGCCGCCGGTTACTGAGTAGCCCATATTGCTCATGGTCTCAGTCTCCTATATACTTGAATTCAAGGATGTGCTCATATCTCGTGGAACCATAGCCCGCCTTTACAATCCACGAATCGCCGAACTGCAAGGACTGTTCCACAAGGACATTCGCAACGTGCAGCATGCCGTCTTGGCTGGAAAACCACCCTTTCTTCATGCCGTCTATCCAGAACTGCCAGCCGGTCGAGGTATACAGGCCGAAGGTCTGCCCGCTCGCGAGCTCGTAGTAGGTATAGCCGTCGTCTCCGGTCTGAGTCTCGCCGGTAAATTGGAGATTCTGGGAAATCGCTATCCCCGTGATGTAGGAGCCGGGATTGTCAGGGTCATTGATAAGCCCACGGCGGATCTCGCCTTGAATGGCTGTCTGGTAGTTTTGCAGCAGGTCGATGTTTTCCTGCAAAGAGACGATCTGCTCAGTGTAGTTATAGCTTTCAACAATCCCCTTGGCCGTTGTCTGAATCTGTGTCTCCACGTTCTCCTTGTACTGGCCGAACTCGGAGATTGCGAGATATAGGCCGTTGTATACCTCTGTTCTGCTGTCCACATAGCTCATGACGGCATTGTCGCCGGCCTCGATTATTGCCTGCAGTTCACTGTCGTCCGCAAAACGCTTCCATGCATAATCTTCCACGTTCCGGCTGTCTTCCTCGGTGAAATCGGTGTACATGCCGATCCACGTTCCGAGCTCTTCGCCGTAGTTGTCGGTGAAGGTCTCGCCGCCGTCGTTGGAGTATTTGATATGCAGGTAAGGTGTCCGGCCGTCCGCGCCGGGCGTGCCTGGGGTGCCTTTTTCGCCGTTCTCCGCAATCAGAGCCGGCGCACTCCACTCGGTGTAGGCGATCATGTCTGTGTCCGTGCGGCTCATGGCCGTGGCTGCCGTCACATAGAGCGGGTCCGTTCCGGTCGGTGGCGGTGTCCTGTACCAGCCGGCCGGGATATCGGACAGGGTTTTGGTGGAGAAGGTGTAGTGCACGTCCGTCTGAAAGTCAATGGTTGGGGCCGTTGCGCTGCGTTTGTACAGCATGACGATGATGTTGTTGTAGCCGTCCACGCCGTCGGTCCCGTCCGTTCCGTCGGTTCCGTCGCGTCCGGGGCTGCCGTCCGTGCCGTCCCGTCCCGGCAGGCCCTCGCGGCCGCGCTCGCCGTCTTCCACCAGCTTTTTGACGTCGCTCCACTCCGAGGGCGCGATCACGTCCGTTGCGGTGGTGGCGATGGCCGTCGCCGTGATCACCCAGCAGGGCCGCCCGTCACTGTCCGGGATCTCCTGCGTCCAGCCGGTGACAGACGCATTGTGCTTCTCAACCTCTGCGCTGTGCAGCGTCAATTTGTGGCCGCTCGCGCTCGCGTCCGCATCCACCAGCTTGTGGCCGGTCACGCTTGCAGGGCCAAGATCCAGCCGCCCGGACGCAAAGGTATAGGTCAGGTTCGTTCTCGGCTTCGGCGGCGGGTTCTCTGCGCGGCGGTACAGAAATACGGTCGCGCTGTTCAGGCCGGTACCGCCGTCGCCTTTGATTCTGCTCCAGCTGTATACGCTGGGGTCCGTCGGTGCGGTGGCTGCCGTGGAGGAACACACGCCCATGTAGTAGGTGTCCTCTGTCGGCGCGTTGTACATCGTCGCCGGGTAGTCCCCGGCAAAATCGTCGGCGTACTTGATGTAGAAAGTGTTGTTCTCGATATTGTCGATCTGGCGCTGAAGATCGCGCGCGCTCTTGATGATCAGGCTGCGCAGCTCCTGTGCGTTTTTACGCACAGCGGCAATGTCTTTGTCGCTCGCGCCGCCGGAGCCGCCCGGCTTAAGCACCTGCGTGCCATTTTTCTGGTAAGAGATAGACACGCCGGCATTATCGGTCGCCGCACTCGCGCCCGCCGCTTCGCTGAGGCTCTGCGCCATGCGGAACAGGTAGTCGCGGAGATTCTCTATGTCTTTTTTACTCTGGCCGGTTACGATCGGTGGTTTCTCAGCGAAGGAGAAGGGCACTATACGTCACTTCCTTTTTCAAGGATTCTCGCGATAGAGTACATACGGATATTCCCGTGCCCCACGAACATGAGGCGCAGGTGGTCGCAGCGCCGCGGCCGTACAGGAATTGTCACAGTGCCGGTGTTTGGCAGGTGGAAGTCTCCCGCATAGTTCCACACGCCGCAGCTGTCGTACTCGATGAACATCTGGAAGCCGCTCTCGCGCTCCATGTTCACGCGGATGTTGAAGCGGGACAGATACTTCTTGTCCGGGTATTCATAGGTCAGCAGGCCCGTGGTACAGCCCCACGTGACGTCTCTTTCGAGCTCGCCCTCCGTGCCGTTGATGGCGGTGATGCCGTTGTCCACCAGCGCGTACAGCTCGTCGCCGACCTGGGCGAAGCAGGAGGCACAAGTCTCGTCCTCGTGCATCCAAAGGCCCTTTCCTGCGTCGAACACGAACAGATGCCAGGCGTTGTAGGCGTCCTGCATGCTGATGTAGTACCGCTGCCCGAACACGCCTGCCGCGGCCCTGTAGTACCGATCTTCGCCCAGCGCCTGCGACACGTCTGCAGGCATGCCGCCCTGATAGGCCACGACGCCGGTCCTGCTCTTGTAGTACAGGGTTTCGCCCACGATAGCGAGGCTCTTGTGACTGCCCTGCTGCACACCGCGCGCGGGGATATCTCCGATCTGATGCGCGCCGACGCTGGATACCGATACAGGGTGTATCACGTTCTCCTTGAAGAAGGTGGGTGTGCCCAGGTAGTTGATGCAGCCTGTCCACGGGCCGTCTGAGCCGCGCGAGGCGCGCCAGCTGTCCGTGCTGACGCCCAGATACTGCTCCCAGTTGCGGAAGTCGCCCAGGGCGCAGCAGTATACCTCGTTGATGTTCTGTGTGCCGTCGTTGCCGTAGAAGCAGCCCCACAGCCGGTTTTGAGCCTCGCATACGAAGTCCATGTCCGGGACTTTCCGGGAGACGTGGATCTCCGCCCCGGTCTGTGTGTACTGCTCTTCCTGAATGCCGATCAGTACCAGATAATCATAGCTCGTCGTGGGATCGCCGCCCACGGCATAGATGATCTTCGAGCCGTTGAGATCGTCAAAGTACGCGCCGGAGATGTTCACACCGTCGTATTCCTTGAAGGCCGTCGGCAGCTGCCCCATGGTGAGGAAGTCCAGCCTGGTATATACCGTCTCCAGGACCGTCCACGTCTCCGTGTACACGCTGTACTCGCGCACAGTGTTGTCGGTTATATCAATCCAGATCGCGCCGTTGGCGGGGTTCTCCGGCGCGTCTGCGCTCTTTGTCACGTCCGTGTAATAGCTGCCGTCCTGGTGGCACATGGTGTAGGTGACGGCGCCGGTGTAGATCCACTCGGCGCCCATGCTGCCGTAGTCGGTCAGATCCTGCGTATTGATGTATTTCTTATCCGGGAAGATGCAGATATACGCGCCCATGCTGACAAGCTGCGTCTCTCGCTGGGTCTGCAGGCCTGTCAGCCCGGTCGCGTATCCGTTCGCGTAAAGGGTACCGTTGTCTACCCAATACAGGGCGTCTTTGGCTATGATCGCCTGCAGCTTGGTAAACGACCGGTCGAGCCGCCCGCGCTTTGCCCTGTTAGCCAGCATCGGGTAATACTGCGTCGTCATGTTCTTGGTGTCGTAGAACTCGCCGTCGCGGATTTTCAGATTGTGATTATAGCCGGCGAATGTGTCCACGATCTGCCGGGACGTCGCCCGCTGGGTCAGTTTGGGATAGTAAGCCATAGCGCACCTCAGTAAAAAATCTTTCTCGCACCCTTCGACATATGGCTCTGGTTATAGGCATTGCGGAAGGATGAGAAGATTGATTCAAACACGCCGTTTGAATTGTTGAAGCTGTCATACTCCATGTTGGCATAGTCGATCTGCGCTTCCAGCCAGCGTATATACATTTCGTCGTACGGCTGGCCGACAAGCAGCGTCTTCTCTCCGTCGCCCTCGGTGTAGCCGTTGAAGCTGATCTCTTCCTCGCCCTCGTTGTATTCGTGGGTGCAGATGATCTCCTGATAAATCCTCGTTTCCAGGCGGGACAGCCAGCGGATTTTATCTTTTTCGCCGATCATATTCGGTTTCAGGGTATCAACCTCTGCAATCGCGTCATGAATCGTCATAGCTCTTTCCTCCTGTTTGAGAATAGGGAGCGTTTGGCGCTCCCTATTCTCAGCCTTTCGCGTTGGCTTCCCGGAACTGCGCTGCGCGGATCATCTCTTCCTCGGAATGATTGATGATCTCAACCACGCACTCGGGAACTTCCATCTCCACGCCGCGCGGAATCACCCAGGTACGGGTATTGCAGCCGACGAAAAGCGCCTCCTGCTTTGCCTGCCCGGGAATAACCGGGAGTCTGATCTTGACCATCTTGCCCCACAGCTTTTCATCCTCGGTCAGTTCTTCCTGCTCCTGCACTTCGGGAGCGGTGTCTTCTTTCTTGGTTGCCATCAGGGAATCCTCCTTTGTTGATAAATACGAAAGGGGAAGAGGGGAAACCCCTCTTCCCCTCGCTGCTTAGTTGGCCGCTGCGGTCGCGGACCAGCGGCTGGAGCAATGCTCCACGCGGATCATGTACGGCTGCATGAGGATTTCAGCGGTCTCAATGGCCTTCCAGCCAACAGAGCTGCGCTGATCCAGCGGGTCAGCAGTGCCGGCAGAGCCTTTCTGCTTTACGATGGTCTGAAGGCCGCCGCCCTCAACATCGGTAACGCCATAGGCGTTCTCGCCGAAGAACAGGGTGCCGAAGACACTAAGGCCGCTCGGGCTTCCGGTTCCGCGCCAGATCTTTGCCTCGGTGCTCTCCACAAAGCGCACGCCGGAAATCATGCCGATCTCGCCCTCGTACAGGTTCGTGGTGTCCTTGTACTTGTGCGGATCAATCCACTCAGGATCACGCATGATATCATACTCGGCGTACGGGTGGATGATCGCCACATAACTGCCGTTGATACGCGGGGTGTTGACCGCACGGAGGCGGGCGACAACCTGCTGCACCAGATCAACCGTCAGAACTGCGGTCGCGTCGAGGCTGGCGCGGCTGGTGACGGCGGTCTCAGCTCCGGTAGAGGCGTTGATCTTGGGCGCGTACATGACGTTAGTGCCCGCAACAAGGATATCACGCACGATGGTATCCATCGTCAGGCCCGCCTGATCGCCGAGAAGCTTGGTGGTTTCCAGCACTACGTTGTCAATCGCGGTCAGTTCCAGAACGTCAGACAGGGCGATGAAGTCGCCGTACTGGTTTACGGTGGCGGTGATCGTGGTCACGTCGAGCTGGTTGCCCGCCGGGGTTACGCCTTCGGTAAGGGGCGTCAGAGCCTTGGCCAGCGGCGTGAACTTGCGGAATTCAATCGTTTTACCGCCGTTCTTCGGAATAGGCCGCTTCTGGCCGAACTGGTGATGCACAAGCTGTGCCTGCGCTGCGTACAGAAGAGCCTTGTCGTAGAAGGTCTTCATTTCCGGGGACAGATCGTTCCCGGAGGCATTCAGCAGCGTGGTCTGAACCGCGAACAGCTGAATGAAGTCGCCGATATAGCCGCCGCGCCGCTTCAGGACGCACGCGGTCAGCACGGCCACAAATGCGAGAATAATAAGGAATTTAATCATGTTTTTCTCCTCTCATAATGTGTGATGGTCGAGAGGAGCGCAGGAATCAGAGAACGATTCTTTCTCCTCTCGCTACCCGGCGGGCAATCTCGTCCATGTCCGCCTTGGTGAACTTACTCGGATCGCTCTTCACTTGTACCGCACTGCGGCTGCCTGCCGCGCCCTCTGCGGGGCGTTTCTGTCCGGCTCGCACGTTGTTGGCAACCTTGGCCTCAACCTGCTTTGCCGTGTACTGCATGGCTGCGGGGATGATTTCATCCTTGTGGATAACCTCAAACGCGGTCTGAAGGGGAATTCCGCTTTGCAGGAGACGCCGGAACTGCTCGTTCTGTGCTTCAATGGCAAAGTCGAAAGAGGGATAGACCTGTTTCAGGGCTTCGGCCTGCTGCATCCATGCGGCATATGTTGCATCGGCGTTTTCCTTCCTCGATCTTTCCTCAACCTGAGCCTTGAGCGCTGCGTTTTCCCGCTGCATCTTTCGGATTTCTTTTACCTGCTGTACAGTCAGGCCCTTTTCGAGAGCTTCATCTTCATAGAAGGTTTCGTCTTCCTCAATGGCTTTCGACAGGGCGTCGATATCTCCGGCGTCCACACCGTACTTGCCCGCGAGAAGATCCAGCACCGGGGCGAGGGCGTTGTACTTCTGTACGGTCGCCTCGTTTCCCTTCAGGCGTTCCCTGATGGTGTTCTGCACTCTCGCGTCGTAGAGGTCCTTAAACTCTCCCTTGATCAGCTCCTCGAAACGTGAATTGCGTTCCTCTGCGCTGCCTTTCTCCCCGGCGGCGGGAGTGCTTTCCTGCTTTCCGTACTGTACATCGGCAAGCGGATTGCTTTTAACGCCCGGTTGCTGCGGCGCTGCGACAGGTGCCGCTGCCGCCGCTCCTTCTCCACCTGCCGGAGCCCCGCCGCCTTCGGCGAAGAGCTGGATGAAGTTGAAGATTGGAGCGAGTGTTGCTTTACGCATGGGTACCTCCTGCCCGTCGGAGTGGGCGAAGCTCGTAACCTGTCCGTAAGGTGGACGACGCCTTTGCTATGTTCAGCCCTTATCGGGCATGGCAAACGGTATCAGGCTGACGTGGTCGGGATAGCTCGCGGATAGCAGGTGCATTCCGGTCTCCCCGATATAGAACAGGTGCAGCGCCTCGGTGTAGTGCTCGGCTCTCGGCTTGCATACCACCAGCACGCGCCCGTTCTTTATGCGGATCGTGGGGGCTTTCAGGAGCTTCCCCTCGTCGCACATATTCCGCACGCACTGTGCCACGGTCATAGCGAGGATGGAAGCGCCGGCGCATACCGGGTCTTTCCCCATCTCCGCGAAAGAGGCGTGCCCCTTCATGTCCAGTATCAGGGCATCCCCGGATATCTCAAACTTTGCCTTAATCATGGCTGTTTACCTCGGGCTCGTTGCCTGTGCGGCCTGCGTGCGGGCCTTGCGGGTAACGCTGCTCTCCTTGGCTGCGCTGCCGCCGAGCGCGTTCATGCCCTGCGCGGCTGCCTTGCCCGGCAGCGGATTCCCCGGCACGGTCTGGCCGCCAGCTCCAAGCTGCGTCATAACGGCGGGCGCGAGCTGCGTGCCTTCCTTCTGATCCACATAGGCCGCGAGCTGCAAGGCCATCTGCTGCGCCTGCATCATGCGCTGATACAGCGTGCCGTTCATCTGGATCTTCTGCATGACGAAATCCTTGCGGTCAAAGTCCATCATGTCGAGGCACGCGAGGGAAGCGTCCGCGTTCTCGGGGGCGAAAAAGCCGCCGGAATAAAACTGTAGGGCAAGCTCGTTCTGCGCCATCTTGGTATAGGGGCTCTGCTTTTCGGCTGTGACCTCGATATCGAAGAGTGGAAGACGGTAGCCCACTTCCACGCCCATTTCCATCGGCACGCCGTTGACAAGCTGGCCCTGCGGCTGCGGGAGAATCCCCGTGTTGGAATATGAAACAAACTGCTCCATTCCATCTTGCCCGAGGATCCGGAAGTAACGCGGCACGTCGTAGAACTGCCGGACAAGCTCAATGCAGATCAGCATCACCTTTCGGAAGGCCCGGTAACTGCCCTTGTTGTTGTCGCGCGACAGTTTGCTCCCGGCCTCCTGCATGGCCGCAATGGCCGAGGCTGCTGTCACGCCGCCGGTGGTGCCGCCGGTGGAAACATCCCGGTTTCCGGTGGTCTCTTTCAGCTCGGTAATCTTGTTGGTGAGGATCGTCACGAACAGCTGATTGAGCGGGTTCGGCTGCACGGGCATGATGCTGTCCTTGCCCATGTTCCCGTCAACATGGATGAAATCCTTGGTCACGTCGGCAAATTCGGCCTCGTTCACGCCGCCGTCTGTGCGGATGAAGTGACGCGGCCGCGCATTGAACAGCATATTTTGAAGAATTGCCTGATCGCCGCGGTCGATGTATTCCTGTGCGCTCTTGCCGATGTCGATAAAGCCGAAGCCGCAGGGCGTGCCCTTGCAGCGCATGAGCCTGTCGAACACAAACGGGTAAAGGCCGTGATCGTACCAGCCGCGCTGCGCATACTCCGGGTCATTCTCCGTGGCAAAGAGCGGATCATCCTGTCCAGCTACGAATTTGCAGTAATGCAGGATGGTCTTGCCGTCCTGCCCGCGCTTCTTGTAGTACCAGTCCACCACGGCGCTCTTGCCGTTGTTGTCAATCGTGTCGTCGTAGATGTAGCGCGACACGTCAATGGTCGGGTTGGAAAGGCGGTCTTTCAGCTGCGGGTAGTCGTCCTCAAGGATATCGTTGTCCTGAAGGGTGACATAGAACACGTTCCGGCTCTGCTGAATATCCGTGATGCCTGATTCCCAAAAGAGATTGATCAGATCCACGCAGGAGATATCAATATCGCCGAGGCCGTTATGCTTAGCCGGGTCCCAAAAGACGCCGTACACGCCTGTGCCGCTCTCGATCTTGTCGTCAAGGACCTGTGAATAGGTGTCCTCGAACTCGCACTGATCCAGAACGACCGGCAGAATGGAAGAAAGCATCTTCGCTTCCTGCTTGTCGCCTTCCTCGCGCGGCAGGATGTTCGCAGCAGGGAAGTTGTCCATGGCGTCGGCGTGCTTGTTGGCGATGCTGTTCAGCAGCCATGCGCTCGTAGGCTCCACCTGCTCGGTCTGCTGCCGGTCCTTCCGGGTGGTTCTCATGCACTCCCACTGCCGGAGCTTGTACCACTGCTGATTGTCAATCAGCCTGCGTTCGAGGTTGGCTTTGCTGGATTTGTAGCTCAGCAGCGTCTGATAGGCTTCTGCTATCTCCGGTTTGCTGATGGGAAGCCGCTGAAACGGCTCGATGTTGTCCGGGCCGGTTCTGTCGTAGGGCACAGCGCTCATATCAAGGCTCTGAGCTACGGCCATGTTCCCGGCGTTGAAGCTGTCGAAGCTGTCTCCGGCCATTGCCGCCCCGTCACGGGCTAACTTTCTTTTGCTGTCATTCAGTGCCATTGATAATCTCCATTCTGTGAATTGCCGGAGCGGGCATAATGTCCTTCTCCGGGATATCGAGGAACAGATACAGCGGGCTTTTCCTGTATTCGCTCGGTTTCGGTGCCTGCCTCGGTTTGATGGGCCTGCTCATGAGGAAGTACCGCACTTCGTCGGCAACATGGTCTTCTCCGGTGGTGTCGAGGTCCTCCGGCTTATGCTCGTCGTATTGCAGGATCGGCATAGTCCGTATGAATGCCTTACAGTTATTGAAGACGTACATCATCGGGAAGCCGTTCTCATCGAAAGCCAGCCGGTAATGCACCTGCATCCAGCCGGGAAGCCGCTCATGGTCGCCCTTCTGGAAGCACACGCCGTACTTGGTGGCGGTCTCTGCTATGCTGACGCCGGTCTCCGCGTTCCAGATTGCCGGGTCTGCAATGCCGGTGATCTGCTTGTCCTTCAGCCAGCGGTGTTCATGCTCAATCCGGGCAATCTCTTCAAACAGGCGCGGGGGAATCCACTTGATACCCTCGTTTGGCGTCTCGGTGCATCCGTACAGCTCCAATATCCTGTAAACCACGCCGTCGAAGTCCACAGCCCACCAGCCGACGGAGAAGGGCTTGTTGTAGCCCCAGTCGAAAGAGCGGTAAATCTTCCACTGTTTTGGGATCTCGAACGGATCTATCACATGTACCCAGCGCCGCTGCCTCTTCAGTTCCGCTCTGGTGCTGTTGTCTCCTGCAGCATTGGCGGCTCTCATGTCCGGCTCGATGCGGAAATCCTCGAAGAACTGTCCTTCGTAGGTGTCCCAATCGCCGTAGAGAAGCGCGTTCTTCTCTTTCTCCGGCAGGGAAGCGAGGCGGGCAAGGTATGTCGGGTCGTTCTGAAGCAGGATTTTGTTGTCGAATACCGTGCTCGGCACAAAGGTTCTGCTTAGCCATTGCCGTTCCTGATGCCCGTCCGGGTGCACAATCACAGCCTTTTCCCATACGGTTTCCATCGGTTCGCCTGCGGTGATGAATCTTTCCTTCACCCAGCCGTGCCCGACGCCGCCGGGGTTTGCTGTGTTGCGCATGTAGACGCGGGTGCCGGGGCCGTTCGGCCTGTTCCGGCTCTTCAGGTAGATGTATTCCTCGAAGGTGAAGTGCGTCAGCTCGTCAAAAGCTATGAAATCATAGGCTTTGCCCTGATAGTTGTACTTGTCCTTCTCATGCTGCAGGCTGCCGAAGATGATCTTCGCGCCGCTGGGAAAAGTCCAGGTATGCTTCTGCTCGTTGTACCGCGCCTTCGGGAACGCCTGCGGGTAATATCGCTGGCTCTTTTCCACCAGCTCGGAGAGCTGCGGAAAGGTCTTTCGGAGGATCAGCCCTTTGTAGTGCGGTATTCCCACCTGTCGCAGCGCCTCAATCACGAGTGCATCTGACTTCCCGCCCCCGGCTGCGCCGCCGTACAGAACTTCATCTTCTCCGCGCTGCATGAAGGCAAATTGCCGCTGCTGCGCTTCCCAAACGGTCCTGTTCATTCGTCGTCCTCCGGCGGTGTCGGCCGGTCCTCCATGGTAGGCATGAAGATGATACCGCCCTCGCCGTTGTCCTCCACAATGCGCGTATCGCTGCGGAGCTTGGCAATTCTGGCCCGCTGCTCTTCCCGGTCAAGGTCTGTCTTGTCCAGTCCCTTCAGGCTGCGCAGGTCCTTCAGGGCCGCCGTCAGCAGCCTGATGCTCGCCGCGTCCGAGGGATTAACCATGCAGATTGCGTCCTGTACCCGGTCAAGCATCCCGTCCACAATCCGGGCGAACTTCTGGCTGTCGGTCTCCCGGTCGTATACTTTGATCTCGGTCCCCGTGGTTCCCTTTTCCGGTTCCATTTGTTCCGGTTCCAGTTTCGCGAGGGCCGTTTCTACTCGCTCAGCCTTCTGCTCGCTGCCGGAACGCTTCTTTGCCCATCCCTGACGGGCTGCGGTCTTCTTCAGCGTGCTGATGGAAGCACCGTACTTCTTCGCGAGCTGCGATAGGCTCAGGCCGCTTTCGAGATAGTCTTTCTCAATCTCGGTCCAGTCCCGGTGCTTACCCACATAATCACTCCTCGTTCGGAACGATTACCTTGTGTCCCTCCACGTAGATCGCGCTCACAGACGCCACAGGATCGCCGTACAGGTTGCCAAATTCATCTGCGGAAATCGGGACGCCGGTCACGCCGTCTGCGTATTTCATCGGGTTCAGAGGCGACACGCCGCGCCTCGGCGCAAGGTTAGAATAGGCATTGTCTTCAAACATGGCGGCCACTTCATCGGGCACAGTGACGGTATCACCGGCCTTGTAGACGTAGTCCGCATTATTGATCGTGACATACACGCGGCTGCCCCTGTCGCTCGGAATCGTGATAGTCTTGGCCATGTCTCAGCCCTCCGGTCTTAGAATCTGTTAATTTATAATATCACAGTCTTAGAAACTACGCAATAAGGAATCTGATAAGGGCACGCCCGAAAGCGTGCCCTTTTATCAGCTTGATCCATTCATCAACCGGCGTTCCCTTCGTGAACCTCGATTCCAAGCTTCCCGGCCAGCCGTTTCACCTTGGCGTCCATGTGCTTGCTCACATCGTGCAGGTTGAAGATCAGCTGCAGCTGTTCCAACATGATCGCCACGTCGGCGGCCTCGTCGGCGATGTCGTCCAGGTTGTCCTTTCCCCGGAAGAACTTGCACAGCTCCTTGGTCAGCTCGCTCATTTCCTCGATGACCATCCGCAGCTGAGGTTCGATGCCGTACCGGTCGATAGCCGCCTCATACACGCGCCTGCGTTCGGAGTAGGGGATCCTCCCGTCCTCGGCCTGGGGCTTCTGTTTTTTCTCTGGCGAGAACTCCATGCCATCCTGGATCTTGCCGAAATGCTTGTAGCACAGC